TGGTCAACCGGTCTCATAACCCGAAGGTCGAAGGTTCAAATCCTTCCCCCGCCACCAGCATTCCCAACGGTTTGCGTTTCCAGCATTTTTTCAATCACTCAATTTCTGCTCAATTTCTGCTCACTAATATGACCAAACGGCGCTTTCCCCGAATACTTTTCGCATATCTTCACTTAAAAGATGTCGAGCGTCGAGATGCAAAAATCTTTTTTTTCTATCCTTGAACTTACTACCGCCTAAAGCGACCCCCAGACCAGTAAAGCCAATAGCACGCGCACGGTCGATTAAAGTAAGTACCATTGGCGATGATAGATGACCAACCAAAATATCACAAGCAACAGATTGGACATGAACCCCGCCGTATCTATTTTTTTTCGGCGATATAGAAATATCGTGATCAAGACAACGCGCCCCCGATGAAACCGGTAAAGCAAAAGTTGCCAGGCGTAGTTCTTCAAGCATCTTCATCATGTCGCCGTTCATGTCTGGGGTTTTCCGTTCACAATTTGGATTGGAGCATCGACACTGCATTTCTGCAATACTGAAGTGAGGAGTGATTAAACCAGTACCCATAAGAATTCCTATAGATAAATATTTATTAAATTCACGCCGAGTATATAAACGCACTTGTCTACTCGGCTATATTTTCAACGTAAGAATAGCAACCATCAGAACAATGATTACCAGAATTAAAAACAATTCCTTCAGGATTTATTACCTAAAGACTCCTTTAGCATTTTAACTAATTTATCGTCTACGTCTGAATCAGTCTTCTTTGCTAAAGTCTCAAGGAGCAAGATAATCACTTTTTCAATCACCTTGCTGTTTCCCAAAAATGAGAAAGCCATTGTCTTAACAACTCCTGCTATTACTATAGGCATTTATATCTCCTTTAATGTGCAGTTATACGACCCACGTGTACACGAAGGTCAGTCAATATTTTTTCAATATCGTCCATCTGTTCCTCAAATTTTTCTTCCGCCATATGAAGGTGTTCAATGTGTATTTTTTGCCCTTGAATTTCTTCATCCAAATCGAGGACGGTCTGGAATAGCCAGCTGACAATTCCAATCAAAATGAACCCCAGCGCGGGAAGAAGCATTTTAAATATTTGATGCTCAAACACTCGTTGTGCGCCATTTCCATTATCATCCGCAATTGGTCTTGTTTTTCTAAGCGCCATTTAATCCTTATTTATGGTGTGCATGAGTATTGAACCAATATGAGATTGCTTCTTTTTGTGAACCGATGAATAACCCCACTAGCGCTGAACATAAGTCGCGTGCTTCGTCTGGAATGCGGTTGAAAAATAACAAATATAAAAGCAAAATAAACAGGCAAAAGTGCATTGCAGTTATTAAGAACCGTGCCCCGAAATGAAGTAATCTTCGCCTTTCTTCATTGTCTACCGGATCGTCCGGAATAAGAGCGTCGATTGCTTCTTCTTTTAAATTCTTCTTTTCTGCCATTCATCATTATTTACATTCAATATTTTTCACACCGTCAACGCACTGCCAGTATGGACGAACGTAATCGCGATTGAATTCGCGTGTGCCTTTATATGGTTTGTTGTCTACATAATAACCCTTGCTTGACAGCGGGTGAGTTGAACACCCCATGCAAAGCAGACTAAGCACGATTAGTAACTTCACGGCTTTGGATTGTCACTTTTCACTTTAGCGATTGCATTATACCATTCGCCGGTTTTGTCACCCTTATCCGCTGTCATATCGTGGAATAAAAGATCAAGCTGGTCGCCTATTTCTGGAAATTGTCTTCTTCTTTTTTCTTTATAAAGGTTATCTGATCTTTCTTTATTCCTAGCAATTTTATCTTCGTCATCCTTTACCGTAATAGTTGATTTTTCCCAATATAATGATTGAGTCGAAGGATCAAATTCTGGTATGTTAGAATCAGTTTCAACACATCCCTCAAAGGAAGCATCTTCATTCCAACCTAATATCTTATTATCTACGACTGTTAAATATTTCATGTTCACATCACCGAAAAAATTGTTGTAATTACGTCAGTATATCTATTAGTTGACCCCATATTGGAACCGTCTGCAGTCAAATAATCATAATAACTCATATGCAAATAACCAGTATTGCTACTTGTTCCCCAAGCTCTAGCTTGTATTTTTACGACTTTAGGAGTTGTCCAGCCTGAAGCAGAATAAATCAATTTATGCCCATATCTTGCTGAAGAATGTTCACCTCCGGCTCCTCCCTCAAAGGGAGAGTAACTGTCTTGATTTTTTGTTATTGAACCATCAACAAAAAATTTAAATGCCCAGATTGGATTGGGGTTTTCTGCATGCATAACAAAACTACATTCATAAACTATGTATGAAGCTCCTGGCGCGGGAGTATATGTTATTGAAGAACCTGTAACATCTGCATATGTGGTACTAAGAGATTGTTCACCACTTATTACAGTTAAAACTTTTTCATGCTTAACTACTGCACCTTCTGGATACGTTGTTAATCCATGGTTTGAACTTTCAAATTTTAAATGAGCCATTATCCCCCCTTTATGCGTCGTTGATAACTTCGTAGGACATAAACAAATCAAGGTCACTTGCAGCGCTTGCTCCGCCCTTGAGTATGTCGCCTTCCATGAGATATATCGGTTTGTCGATCACGACCAGTATGTCGTCAGCTGGTACGTTGACAGTCTTGGCAAGATAGATTGCAGTTGCCAACGATGTCCCTGTTACTCCTGTAACCGTTGTTCCAACGCCGTCAATATATAAGTTCAGAGTCGCGTCATTTGTGCCGTCAACATTTGCACATATTATTGAATTAACTTTCACAAGTACGTCTGATGCAACCGTCAGCAATGTTGCTGTGAGTGTGTTCGATAAGTTCCAACTTGCGTTCCCGCCGTATATCGAAGTGACGTTTACAATGTTTGGATTTGCCATGTTATTACCTTTCTAATTGATTTATTTAAGAACCGAAAACGATGCTCATGGCAATCATTTTCCCTGTTGACGAAATCGCAACCCATGCGCTCCCATCGTAAACTTTAATAACTCCATTTGTTGAGTCATACCAGAGTTTCCCAGTGACGGCTTGTGAGGGAGCAGAGCCACCGATATTTGAGGCCTGCACCTCGCCGAGAAGGGTGTTCAAATCAGCGCGGAAGTTAGCTCCGGTGTCATTCGCCAACGCGTAATCGTGAGTATTAGCCATTATCCATTCCCCTTTGTTAAGTAGTTGTAATTTCGTGTTACCGGTGAACCGCCTGAATCATAAAAATTAACAACAAATCCGGTTGCTGTTTGAGTCGGTATCTGAAAATAATCCCCGCTGGTCATATTAGTGGGCGTTATCGTCAGCGTCGGCACTGAATGAAACGGTTCATCATAAGTGATAGTTGAAGCAGTCTTGGAATATCCGCCAAGTATTTTGCTCGTCATATCAACAAGCAGACTCAATGCAGTGACACGGAACTGTTCGCTTGCGTTATCATTTTCAAACTCCACTTTTAACTGAAGACCCCGCGCCCTTACGTCTGCAATTAAGAACTTCTTGTAATCCGTCCAAGTTGCCGATCCGCTTGCTGGATCATCCTCAGTTGTGCGTATATATGTTGTTATTCCTGCAAGGTCTGCGATCTCGTCAATCGACGCAAGTGAGTCCACAAGACCCTTGTTATCCCAATAATTTGAAGTATCACTAACGCCGGACGTGAAGTTCTTCTTCGTGTATATACGCATTTTGAAAACTTGACCCATATCCTTTGCGTCTGCTACATAACTTCCAGACGTTGCGACTCCGCCCATTTCGTCAATTTTAATCCAGCCGTCAATCTCTCCTGCAATATCATCCCAATTTGTCGCACCAGCAAATTTAAGAACTTTTGAACCATCATTATCTGCAACAATTAAATTTGTTTTTGTTCCTGCAAATGCTGGGTGATAATTTATTGTTTCAATGGTGTTCGTCCAGTAAACAGTGCCTAGTCCCGATTCAACAAAACTGACTGACTCTCCGCCGTCTGATCCAATCCATTTTGCAACATAGTTTCCCTCAACTAGTGGCAATAATACTGACGTGGTTGTGGACGCAACTTCTGCTAGGACTTCTGCTTCTTCCCATGACGTTGATCCGACCTGAAGATTGCGGATTTGTATTTTTCCTCCGGTCTGGATGTCTATATCGTCCGGAGTGTCCCACGATATTTGTGCTTGCCCTTCCAGAATGTTCACCTCGAACCCTGTGACAGCGGGCGCTTGAAGACCAACGCCGGAAACAAGCTGATTTGAAAGCGTTGTCCAGTCTGAAATATTCCCGACTGCATTTTTTGAACGGACTCGAAAATCAAATGTTCCTTTCTCGAAATCGTTTATTATATGTGGACTGTTTGCCGTTGCTCCTGCATCGACCCATGTCGGTGATGATATTACAGTGCCGTCTTTATCTTTAACTTTTCTGAATTGAACTTCATTTGCAACCGTGAAAGTATCAGTTGAATTCGTCCAGTTTACAGTCACTTTGAGCCGTGTTCCTCCGGAAGCAATCGAGGTATAAATCGATTCCTCAACATTCAAGGACGTTGGTGCAGTTACACTTGTGACGTCTGGCAAATTTGTGTCTGATGCACCAGCTGGCGGAGCTACATAATCCCATGCGTAAATAGCATCTGAATGCTCAACCGCTGAAATAGAGCATGTTCCATCCATGTTTAGCGAAATACTTCTAATCCGGAACTCCTTTGCAGTCCATCCAGGCGTTGAGTGTGTCAGTGTGACAACATCTCCGACTACTAAGTCCATAGCTTCAGACGTACATTTAAACGTCACCTTGAGCGCGTCACGGCTTCTGAGGACTGCTTGCTTCGCAATGTATCGTGCTTGGTTAAAATCAGTAACCCCGGCTAAATTAATGGTCTTTCGTAGCGGAATTGATTTGTCTTGAGTCAAATATAAATTATACAAATATCCAACGGCTGTTCCGGGGTCTGCATCTTCATTACGGTTTTTATCCGGCCAAGAAACCTCGTCCTTCTTCCAGTTTTTGCTTGGATTAACAAAAGTTGCCGTCACTTGATTTGTGCGCTCATTCTTATTATTTGCAATTATGTTTATTCCGCCTATTATGTGTTTATCCTCAAATGCAAATTCACCAGACCCTGTATAAGTGTCGTCAATCTTCATTGTATACTTGCCATCGATCCAATGCAGACGACCGTTGCACGTTGCAAGAATATTTTTGATGTTTGCCAGCAAACTTGCTCTTGAATCAAGAATGATGTTTCCCTGATGACGCGTTATTGAATTATTCACCTGATCACAAATTGCTGCAGCTGTAGTGAATGATGATGTATCAATTAAACTTGACGCTAAACCGCAACCATATCGAGAGTTAGTTAAATACTCGTAGAGTTGCCATGCTGGATTTTTTGCGCTTACTGACGACCCGCTACTGTCTACAAGTGCCTTGCCGGTCAATTCAAATTCCACCTTCGGTAATCCACTCTCAAAAAATGGCTCATCTTCGGTTGCTCCGGTGTCGTTATCTTCTGCACGTTTTAGAGCGTCAAAAACAAAAGTTAGAACTTCAACCGCAATGCCTTTGCATAAATGATTTGATGTCCATCCTGCACCAAGTGAAATTCCATTTCCGCCATTATTTAACGGATTAGCGCCGTCAGGCCCGACATTAGTCCCTAAACCAGTATCATCACCTCTAAAACTTATCCTATCAATATGTCTTAAAGACTCAGCTGAATTATAAAATTTACTTGATGCATACGCGACGTCATCAACATACGTTATCCATGTTTGCTGTTCGCCTTCTGCAAGTGCATAAACGCGGTAAAGAAAATTATTATCTGAAGAAACCTCCTGATAAATTAATATTCCGCCAGTCCTGCGAGTGCCATATACTATTGGCAACCCAATGTCTGTTCCTTGACGTGGATCAAGCCAGCGTCCGAAATCTTCAGAAGCGTTTCCGTTTGGTGTCTCATTTGTTACTAATGTTGATGCAGTTGTACTAAGCTCATGCGTTATTCCACTGGAGATTGAACCTCCACCGTCGCCTGTTATTCCTAGATCGTCACTTACTCCGCCAGTAACGGTGCTTAAAACATCACCTAAAGTTCCGCCAAATACTCCCATATTAATTAAACAAATGTGCTGGTGGTTCCTGGGCGATGGTAGTTCCGGGTGGTAAATCCCCGAAAGTCCAGTTAGGATGTTCGTCAAATGTCATTATGTCCACGTTGCCCCAATAAAGTTTTTTGCCAGCTTGTGAAGTAAACTCAAAAGCCTTGTCACCATCAAAAAAATGTTGCTGTGAAGAATCATTCGTTCGTCGTCCTTCTATTCTCTGGAAATCCGCCCAATGATTCGCTACTGCAAAATTTATAATTGAATTCCCCTGACGATCAGTAATTGACATTCCTTCAATATATCCTGCATAAATCTGGAATGTTCCGCTGGTTACAACGGTGTCGTCGGTGTCCAAAATTGTGCGTTTAATCGTGACGCTCCGGTTCAAATGTCCATTGGTTAATACATCACTCAAAATAGTTTGCGTTGCACTTGATACGGCAATATCTATCGACCCTATATTAATTGATGCGGTTTCTGCGATTGCACCAATCCCGTGCAAAAAACCATTAGGAACGTAGGTGTCTGAGCCGTCCACAATATTGACTGCATAGTCGGTGTATTTGTAAGTCGTATTTAATTCGAGCTTAACCAAGTGCGCCATCGTGAATTTGCCAGACGCCAGTTTAGTTTTGACAGCTGATGAAAGACCGCGTGGCATTACAAAACCTCCTCAAAATCTACGTCAAACGCAAACAATCCGGTTGTGCCTGTTGCGAATTCCTGAACCCCGCCTGTAAGTGCAACCGTAAACGGTATATTTTCTGCGACTACGGCTTCGTCATTTGCCGGACTTGCTACAAGCGCCGGTTCGATAGCAAGTGTTGCCTGACCTGATCCGTTTGATTGTATGTCGGACGTGATCATATATACTTTGTCATTTCCCGCGAACTTCACGAAGTCACCGGCCTTGAATACAACGGTGTCATTATTCCATCCATCAGTAACAACCGTTCTTCCAGTCTGTGATGCTCCATTTACCAGCGGTGTACCTGTAGGCGTTCCAAGTCCTGATTTAATTACTGGCAAGGTCAGGCTGAATGATTCAAAACGTCCGCGCTGTGACATAACGAACGCATAAATCGGTTGAAACTGAGCGCGAGTCATTGGTGCAAATGAAGCAGTCATAGTCCAATATTGACCGCCTATCTGACGTGCCTGACGCCTTCCGGAAATAGTACGCGAAACAAATGTCGGCTGGACACTCTGGACATTCAGCGAATTAAATGCCGGACTGCTTGGGAATGTTCCACTCATACAATGCCCCTTCTACCTTGCTGGTGCATGGCTTTGTTTATCATTGAAACAATCAAACCGCGCCTTGCAAGCAATAGCTGATCAAAGCCTTGTGCGTCGTTTGTCTGGATGTTGAAAGTCACGTTAGTTCCACCAATAGCATTGTTAGGCGTTATCGTTCCTGTTTGTCCTGGAGTAAATATTTCTGCGCCACTCTCGCCGACCAAGAACGGTTTGCCCTTCGTAACTGTACCTCCCATTTCCCTTGCTGGCGGTTCCATGTTTTTAATTTGATAAGCACGTGCAGCTGCGAATGCATACGACGCTGTTGCAGCTGCATATGACCACGGCGGGGGAAGTGTCGCCAGTGCCTTCGTTGCAGCTAATTGTGCGTTTATCAACGCTTCAGTGAATGCAAGTGCCCTCATTGCATCGAAACCCATGACGCCTTGTTCATACAGAATATCACCGGTTTGTTTTGCGACTGAAATTGTTTGCTTTAATCCTTCCCTTCTCAGTCTTTCTTCAGCTTCCTTCTCCCGCTTCAGCTGATCCATTCTTTCTTTGTGTTGCCTTCGTAATTCTTCCTGCGCTTTCAACTTTGCTTCGCGTGCTTCTTCCTGAAGTCTTTTTTGCTCTGCAATTTTTTCATTCTGCAACCGTAGATTTTCTATTCTTTGCACTTCCTTTTTTTGAAAATCTTCTGAATATTCTTCTTCTAATAAATCTATTGTTTCTTCGTGTTCCTTATTTATCATCTGTTGAGCGCCTAAGACTTTTGTTGCTCCCATGAACCGCATTTGTGATGCGTGCTTCTGAATTTGTTGCTGTTCTTTAAGTATATTATTCTGGTCTTCTAATTCCTTCTTTACGTCCTTCTGGATGCTAACTGTTTTCTTAGGTATAGTTACAAGATGCTTTTCAATGTTTGCACGGCGTTCCACAAGCAGGGCAATTTCACCTTGAAGTGCTGCAAGCTGTGCATGGCGTGCATTAAACGTATTCATGACGACGTTGCTTTCTTCAATCGTCTTCTGCATCGCAAATGCTTCTGCTTGTGCTTCTTTAAGATCACGATTAACTTTTTCAAGATCACGACCTAATCTTTCCGCACCACGTCCTTGATGAGGATCAATTTCCATCAATTTCATTAACCCTTCTGTGACCCTTAAAATTGCTGGTGACAGATCAGACATCAAACGAGTCGTAATAGCGCCAAAGGTCTTTGAAAGTCGGTTCATTGCATCGTTTGCGTCTTCGGCTTCACGTATAAATTTCTCGTCAATAATTCCGCCAGTCTTAACTAGCTGGTCGCGTAATCTCTCAAGTCCATCTGCACCATCGGAGAGCATATTGACCATTACATGACCTGACCTTCCAAACAGCGCCATTGCAGAAGACATCTTCCGCGCCGGATCGCGCATATTCATAAATGCGTTTGCAACTTCGTTCAGGATTTCCTCGTGGCTCTTGAAATCACCGGATTGATTCCTAAGCTCAATTCCTAAAATCTCGAGCTCGCGTTTTGCGAGTCCAATGCCGACTTGTGCCTCGCCAAGTTGCTTTGCAAATTTGATGAGGTTGTTGTCCATCGTTTCCAGCGTTTCACCGGATTGTTCTCCTGCAAACCTGAACGTCTGAAGTGCAGTTGTGGAAATCTGGAGCTTCGACGCCATCTTGCCAATAGTATCAGCTGCTTTTAATTGTTGACTTGAAAACCTGATAAATGCTCGTGCAGTCATTGCTCCAGCCAATCCAACGAAAGCGCCCTTCAATGCAGTAACGCCCTTCTGCATTCCTGAGACGTTTTTATTGACTGCCTTGAATGCCTTGCCGGTTTTATCGGTTGCCGTAATCGCAATATTTGTAGATGGACTCGCCATTATTGTTTCATGCGTTCATTTTTAAGGTCGAAATAAGCACTCCATAAATTAATCTCTAATGTGCTTAGTTCCATTATTTCATCCAAAGATTTGTGAAGTATTTCTCCAAGATGGAAACAAAAATAAATGTCTGGATGATCAGTTAAGTTTTTTTTAGAGACTCATGATCGTCGGACTCTTGCCCCATTTTCGTTACAATTCCAGAAACTACATCCGGATCAGTTTCGTGCATGAGTTGCCCCATATGTCCTTCCTGAAACAATGGTTTTCCGTCAGCATTAAGTGCGCGGATCACCAGCGTCATGCAAAGCGCTTCAGAGCTTTTACCATCGCTCACCAGTTTGAAAATCTTCTCCTGGGCCTTGAAGTTAATCAATGGCTTGAAGTAGATTTTAAACGGTTTTCCATTTTCCCCCCATTCCGGAACGTCCAATGACAAAAGCTCGCCGTTGAGACGTTGCCGGAAATGGTTCGTTGCTTTTTCAATAGCAGACGGTTCAATATTTTCCATATTTCACCTTAAGCTACGACGGTTAGTGCTCCTGACCCCTGAACAGTTATGGATGAATTAACCATATCGCCCAGCGCACCGCTTTGGCTGGTAGCCGTAACAATGCCAGTTCCGGCGAAAGACTCAGTCTGACTTGTGGTGTTTGGCCATATCTTAATGTCTACTTCTTCGCCCACAACCAAATCGGCTTGAACAGCGTTAGACAAGTCGTAGAGTAATTCTGCGCTTGCAGTCCATGACTTGATTCCAGTCGTGAAAGTCTTTGAAGTTGCCCCCATAACAGTGGTTTCTATACTGTCGGTTGCTTCTTCTATCGACCATGACTTTAGGTTATTTGTACTAGCTAGGGTGCCTCCTGTGGTTATGGCTTGGAATACACCATCTTGCCCTTTATACGTTGCCATAATTTACTCCTT